GGTCAGCATCCAGTTTCTGCGCCCTGTCCCATGCGTATTTTTTCGCGCCGGGCATTGATGCCATCCAAATCAAATGATGTAAGGTTTTCTGATATTCGGAGGTCGCCTGTTTGCCAGAGGGCTTTTGTGATTTCAATGATGTTTGCAATTCTGTTTCCATCTTTTACTTTATCTAATAATTGGTTTGCTTGTTCCTGCGTCATTTTTGCCACCATGCTTCAACGTCTGGCGGTGACTCCAGTTTAGGTAATTGACTTTTTACGCCAAATTCCTTGACATTGCCCCATTGATGAAAAGAACATTTTGGTGCATCAATTTTTACCGACCATCTGTTTTTGCAACCCGGTGTTGTACACATCAATCGCTGAACATCGTTGTCGTAATTGTCCTCGCTTGTTTTAAAATTGTTAAGTGCCATGATATTTCCCTTCAATTATTTTTGCAAAATTGCTTGGTTTTAAAATCCATTCAAGATCGGCTACAAAAGCCCGACCATCTTTGCTGTTAACTTTACCCGTTAAAAACTTAGATTTGCCAATATGCTGAAAAAATTCTATCCACCAATTTAAAATTATTTCGCTTGCAATTATTTTTCCCTGAGACAACTCAACCGCCACCTCTCGCCAGCGTTGTTTTAAGTAGCCAGCGCGGGTTTTGTTCCAAACTTCAATCTTCCGCAAAGTTGGCAAATGTTTGTGATAAAGATCAATGACTGCTTGATGGTTGCATTCTGGTAATTTTATTTCAGCATTTTCTAAAAGTTCATCGCTAGATGAACACATAGATATATTAAGTTGGTTATTGGTTATTGGTTTATGGTTAGGGATATGTTTGGTAACCGTCTGGGTTTCTTCAGGGTTAGCTACTGGGTTTGCTTTCGGTCTGCCACCAAGTTTTCCTACCTGTCGGTTGCGTTCGGCTTTCGCCTGATATGCGGCAATCGTGTCATCGCATCGCTTGTGTCGCCAGCAATCGTAATCGTCATCGAATGTAAAAAACTCCGACAACACAATCTTTACAGCATCTAAATTGGAAGCCATGCGTATGCGTCTGGCAACCTCTTGGGTTTTGTTTGGGATTGGTTGTTCCTGCGTGTAGTACAGGTCGAGAAGTCGGCGAAATGCCAAATCTTCCTCATTGCTTAAATGTGCAGTGTCGTGGATGTAATCACCCACATGAAAAGAATAGTAAAACATACGAACCTCACATCATTCGGTCAACATCACAAAAAGAAACATCGGCAGGACGGTGATGAATCGCCTTTTCCCCCGCTAAAGGTAGCCGTGCCTCGATTATAAACTTTTTTTACACTGGTGTTAACACTGCTTCTGTTAACTTAATTTCTACTGTTGGTGCTGGCGTTTCTGTAAACCATTCAGGATGCGCCTGACGCAAACGGTCTACACGTTTTGGAGGCAACACTGCGTGATACTGTGTAACCGCCGCACGGCTTACGCCTAACAGACGAGCAAGTTTGGCTTTCGAGCCAGCGAGTTGAATTGCAGTTTGTTTGTTCATGTTAACAATGATACCAGCGAGTTAACAGCTTTGTCCAGTAATAAATCCTAAAACACAAGTATTAACATTTGTTGTATTTTTACAATTTTTTTGTATTTTAAAAAAAAACTTAACTTTTTTTTATGGAGGCGGATTTTCGTTAAGTTTTGGGGCATAATTCCTTCATCGGCTTAACAAACCGATAAAAAACTTAACCAAATTTGAAGGAATTGAAAATGAAAAAAATTGATGCTCAACTCGGTATGCAAGTTGTTGCCAATGATTCGCCTGATGCCACTGTTTACGAAATTGATTGCATTGAGGGTTTCGAAGCCCACGTAATTTATGTTACTCGCATGGGTTCTGTCAGCGCCGGGTGGATTGACATTTCGTTGCTACGCGAAGCAAAACAAATCGCTTAACACAACTGACGAGCCGTTAATCGGCGAAACCCATGTGAATGGGTCTTGTGTAACAAATTAAAAGGATTGAAAATGATTACAACAATTGAAACTCAAAAAATTTACGATAATTATGGCATTGACTTAACACCAGCAGAAATTTCTGAAATTACGGAAGACGCAAATAAATGCGAAATATCAGACCCCCGCAATTTGACAGCAACTCAGTTTGTTGTGCGTTGGGCAAAATCTGATGCGCTTGAAAACATGGATTCACCATCTTTTTCTGAACGCCTTGAATACGACTTTTCCCAAAATTAACACAACTGACGAGGCGTAATGCGCCGAAACCCTAGCGATAGGGTCTTGTGTAACTTAACCAAATCAAAGGAAATTGAAAATGGCTCACTTAATCGAAAACAACGCAATCACAGGCAAAGCAGAAATTGCTTTTGTTAATTCAACACCTTGGCACGGTCTTGGTCAGCAGTTAACGCAAGACGCGCACATTGATGTGTGGCGCAAAGAAGCAGGGCTTGATTGGGAGGCAAAATTGTCACCCATTATGTTCACTTGGGATGGTCAAAACTATTCTGAAATTGAAAACCAAAAAGTCATCTATCGCAATGACACAAATCAACCCCTTGGCGTAGTCACCAACCGCTACAAAGTGCATCAGCCAGCCGAAGTGCTTGAATTCTTCAACACGCTTGTGCAATCAGCAGGGTTTACTTTAGAAGTTGCTGGTGCAATTAAAGGCGGCAAACGTATCTGGGCATTAGCAAACGTCAATCGTGAAGCCGTTGTGTTGCAGGATGATGCAGTTCGCGGATACTTGTTGTTAAGCACATCGTTTGATGGTACAGCCGCAACTATCGGTCAATTCACCAGCATTCGCGTTGTATGTAATAACACGTTATCAATGGCTGACCAAGAACAAGCACCAAGTCGCGTTGTTTTAACTCATGGTACAGAATTTGACCAAAGCCTTATGCGTGACAAACTTGGAATTGTGGTTAGCGGTTTTGAGGGCATGATGGATAACTATCGCAAACTTGCCCGTCAAGGCGTATCCAGCGAATATGTTAAGGAATTCAGTAATACATTATTCCCTGCCGCTTACAACCACCAGACCAATACGTTCAAAGAATCCCGCGGCTTTAAGCGCGTCATTGAACTGTTTGACGGTGCTGGTATAGGGGCAAATAATTATGGCGTGTACGGCACTAAATGGGGCTTGCTGAACGCTGTTACCCAGTACGTTGACCATGAACGTGGACACAATGTCGATACTCGCATGAACAACGCATGGTTTGGCAATGGCAACCGCATGAAGTCACAAGCCGAAGAAATGTTGCTTGCTTAATTAAACCGCCCCTTCGGGGGCAAATTTAAAAGGATTGAACATGACTAAGCCAATTTACTTAACACCGCAGCAATTAAGCATTGCCGCAAGATGCGTTTCTGTAAGAATTTTTCATCTTGATTTAGACCGTCCAAATAATTGGCACAAAATAAAAACTGACTGCCATTTAACAATCTCCGACAGCAAGTACCGGTCTGAACTTGAAGAAACTTACGATGCTTTGGTTAAACAATATTAAAAGGTCTACAAATGAAAATTACAGAACTTTTCCAAGCAACAACAGTTGGCTTGATTTTGTCAGTGCCGTTTCTGATTGAAATTGTTAAAGAGTTGCTGAAATGACTGCTAGCTTTACATATCAGCTTTCCAATGAAGCAGATGCCATAGTTGTTTATGAATTTGTTGACGAAGATGTAACTGTAGGTTTAAAAGCCGAATTTGAAATTGAAATTTATCTTGATGGTTTGGAGGTTACAAATGACATTAGCCAAAAAGACAAAGCAAAAATCGAAACCGAAGTTGCATATCGTTGGCGAAAGCACTGCGAAGATGAACGCCGTGAAGCCGACATATCCAGATGGGAAAGCCAGCTTGACTAGCTTACCCTACACCACGCGCACTGGTCTAAAGATTGGTGCGTACTACACACCGCCTAACAAAGCGGTTATAAGCCGCGATGAGGAATATTGGCAGGGCATATTGCTTGGCATCAAACCCAAATCCAATTTGCCTATGTTTGTATACATCATTGGATTGATTTTCTTAATTAAAAATTTAATGGGGTTGAAATGACAGCAGACGAAATGATTGCTCATGCTGAAGCAGAGGCCGTAAAACTTTACCCGGGCAATGAGCCGATAGACAAGTTAATTCGCGTTGCTTTTGAACGTGGAATGCTTCAAGGTTATTTAAAAATGCTTGGTACTGAATTAACTATTGCAAAAGAAATTCAGCAAAACAATGAAGAAGAAATTTTAAATTTAACTCGACAACTAATTGAAAAGGATAATTGAAATGCAAAAAGTATCAGCCGCGCTGGTCAAAGCGCAAAAAGCATTTGGCAAAGCACTTAAATCCAGCACCAACCCGCATTTCCGCAGTAAGTATGCTGACCTGTCAGCTTGCGTTGAAGCAGTCATTGACGCACTTAACGACAACGGTATTGCTTTGATGCAACAGTTTCACGAATGCGACAAAGGCGTGATTGTTGAAACGCTGTTTATTCATGAGTCAGGCGAACAACTTAGCGGAGGTCGTTTGTTTGTGCCAGCAGTCAAGCTGGATGCACAAGGCATTGGCAGTTGCGCGACTTATGCCCGTAGATATTCGCTGTTAGCCGCCACAGGGCTTGCGCCAGAAGATGACGATGGCAATGCCGCTAGTAAGTCAGTGCCAAAGATTTCAGCCACACAAGGCGCATGGGATGGGCTAAAGCCTGACCGCCAAGCGATTGTGCAAGATGTGCTGGATGCCATTTTGGAAAGAGTGGCGGCAGACGATATGCACGGTGCTTATGAGCAATACACAGGCATTGAAGATGGTGATGAAAAAATTGCATTGTGGTCAAAGTTAGATAGCAAAGTCCGCAGTGCAATAAAAAAACAAGCTGAATTAGCAAAGGAATCAAAAAATGTCACATAAAGAAGTTACTGCCGTAATGGGCGAATACGTCAACGCGCAAGGCGAGACAAAGAAAAAGTATCAAAAGATTGGTGCAATCATTGAAAGCAAGCATGGCCCGATGTTGAAGCTAGACGTTATCCCGCTTGAATGGAATGGGTACGCTTACATCAATGAACCATATGACAAGGAAAAACCTAAATCAGAACCACGCCCCGGTCGCCGTGCCGAACCAATGGATGACGACATCCCCTTTTAACTAAACAGGCGCATGGATAACCAGTAAGTCGCCAAAGGAATTGAAAATGTTGAAAATATTGTTTTTGCTTTTATTAACAGGTTGTGCAAGCAAATTAATCATTGACCCAAAGGCTAGCACCACACCCGGCAACATTTATCTTGACACTATGGAATGTGAAAGAATTTCTGAAGATGTTCAATATTCAACTGAAATTGCTAAATCATCTGCATTGCAAGGTTTTGCTTCTGCGTTGCTGATGGCATACATTGCAAGCAAAACAAACACAAGCGTCAAAGTTGCCGCCCGTGCTGGTCTTGCATCTGGCGCAGTTGTCGGTAGCGGTTCAGGTGCATATTCAACTTATCAACGCCGACAAGCGATTGTTAAGACTTGCTTGCACGGTCGTGGTTATAAAGTTTTGGAGTAAATCAAATGAATATTGAAGATATTGCACATGAACACAAAGAACAATTCAGCGATGAATTCTTGCGCTGGATTCCTGAAAATGCCCATGTTTGGGTTGCCTTTGAGCATGAAGCATTTAAGGTCATACACGCTGGTTTTAAGCATTATTCAGCCCGAACCATCATTCATGTATTGCGTCATCATTCCGCGTTGTCTGAACGCGGTGATGGCGGCTGGAAGATTAACAATAACATCAGCCCATACCTTGCTCGACTATTTGCTATTTTGAATCCTGCTTATTCAAATTTGTTTGAATACCGCACTGCACATCGGGCTTTGAAAGATGGTGTAACACGATGAAATATTTAATTAATGGCGCATGGATTGTTTGGTGGAGTTTTTTTGCTGGCTTGCTTGCAAAAGTTCTTTCTTTTTGGTTTTTATTGGGATGGGGCTTGCTATGAGTGAATTTAATAAACCAACTGAACCACCGCTTTTTAAAAGTCCACAGGAATTTTATGATTATTTGCGGAATAATGTGATTGATGAAGTAACAATCGAAATTCAAAAGATGCAAGGATTTGGCAAAGACACTATCAGTAGTTTTGTGATTTACATACAAGGATTGAAAAAATGACACAAGATGAAATCATTGAAATGGCTTGTCAAGCATTTGGCGGTCTTATAAAAAAAGAAGAACGATTAAGTTTTATAGCTTTTGCCAAATTGGTAGCCGTCAAAGAACGTGAAGTTTGCGCACAAATGTGTGATTCTCGCCTTGAAAAGTGGATAAGCCTTTTTGGAAAAGACAAGATGTATAAATGGATGTTGGGTTTACCAAAGGCCATCAGAGCCAGAGGTGAAGCATGAGACAAACCTATATTTGCGTTAGATGCAAGCGCCACATACTGACCATCATTACTTGTTGCCCTTATTGCAAAGGTAACCCTCAATAATGGAAGTGTTTATAACCATATTAGTCATGGCGGTCGGCGCACTTATTGGCATTGGTGGAGTTGTCTTACTGCTTTATATTTTTGCTGATTAAGCGTAAGCCCTTGCGCCGCCTTTGTCGATAATTAACGCCATGCCGCGAGGTTCGGCAATTATTGTGTTTGGAATGCTGACATGAGTCCAGCGATCAAACTCGCGTATCACTTGGTCATACGGCAAGCCTGATTTAATAATTGCTTTGACTACTTGATCAGGAGTCATTCCCGATACACGAATATCAGCCGCACAGCCTTTGCGATGTTGACTGCTATCTTTTGAACCCACTGCATCATTTACGGCTTTTGACCTAAATGCAGAATTCACGATGATGGGTTTGCCGCCTAAAACGACTTTAACTTGTTCTAAGAATTCAGCTAAACGAATAAGATTTTCTAATTCGCTGTCAGTTGGCGTATTGTCATACTGTCGAAAATCAGTATGCGTTAATTCATCAAGACTAAAAGATGGGCTTAATTTCATTTTTAATTTCCATATCTAAACAAAAAGCTTCTATTTTTACTTCTTTGCCCATGAATTCATTTTTTTTGGCTTGAATTTCTTGCAAACAAGCGTTTTCATTCAAAGTGTAGGTAGTTGCTTGCAAGAACTGACATTTCAGTCCCATGCAAATAAAAAAAACCGGAATGTAAATAATCATGGCGTAGGCGTTGATTTGTGAAGCAGTTCGTCTTTCTTTTGGCTACCCGCAGAAGAACCAAAATAAAAAGCAATGATACCTGTCCACGCTGTGCCTAGTGAACCAAGCATTAACATTAAAGCATCGCTGGTCTTAAAATGTTCAGTCATCAAGCCAACAAGGATGCCAAAGAATCCAATTGTCACGGCAATAGCCATTAGACCGGGTATGTAAGATTGAGTGGTTGCTTGCATCTCGCGGGCTGATTTGCGATCATCTACAGCGATCTTTTCAAAATCTAATCCAAGTTCCTGCGCCCGTGCCGCCATAGCTAATTCAGCAGTCTTAATTTGTGCAATCTGATCAGCAGTTAATTTGCCCTCGCTGATAGTTTTTGTAACGTCTTTAGGGTCAATGCCAACCGCCTTGCTGATTGCCTCAATCGCAATTCCTGCAAGTGGACCACCAAGTGCAGTTGCAATTGTTGGTGCTATTTGTTTAAGCCAATCCATGATTTATCCTTTGTCTGTAAAAATTAAAACAAGCAAAACAAAAATAATTAACAAATCTACCACAATCATTTTAATGTTTCGCGTTTTTCTTGCTCAATTTGACGGCGCAATTCTTGAACCTTGACTAATTCAATTTGCACATCTTTCTTTGCAGTCAATATATCAATGTACAAGAATCCAAGCAAGGGTAATAACAACGCTATGCAAATGCACATGGCAACCCATCCCATTATGTCTTTTGCCACCGATTGAGGAGTATCAGCCAAAGCCAGACGTACAGGAGGAGGAACGCCGTTGCTAAAAGGTACGCTATTTTTAATTTTAGGTTCTTTTCTTTTTCCCGATGTAGCCATGAATCTCGCCTATCTTGTGCTTCTTGCGCCAGCCGTGCTTGTGTTTGCTGTTCCTGCATCTTGCCGCGCAATTCAAATGTCTGGGTGTAAAGGTCAGCCAAGCCGGGTGTCTGATACACCATAATTTCACGAATTGTCACTTCCAATTCTTGCATCTGTTGTCGACACATAATCACGTTCATCGCCGTTCCCATCATTTCAGCATTGCTTATGTTTGGGTTATAGACTTTTGCTTTTAATTCTTCAGCCCTCAAATATTCGTTAAGCTGGTCTTGCAAGGAAAAGAATTCGGTCAGTTGCTTAACAATGTCGGCGGCGGCTTGTGTTTCTGTGTAGGCAACAAACTTTTCTTTTTTCCGCGCTTTCGCCACAGGCTTGAACGCAACTGGCTTGCTGAACCATTTTTTCCACCATGACTGAACTGCTCTTGCGTCTGCAACAATTTCATCTGCGGTTGCCTTTACTTCAAGGAAAGATTCTTTGGCTTGTTTGTAAAGTGACGCACCTTGTCGGATAGCCGCCACGCAACTATTTGCCATGACCAACAAAGTAATAGGGTCAATTTTTTACCCTTTTTTGCTTGCGTAAAACCAAACGCCGCCAATAATAAGAATTAAAAATCCTTTGGTTATCCAACTTATTGCCGTTCTGAATGCTGTGCGTTTTGCATCGCGCCATGTTTCCAGTAAATCACGCAATTCTTTAACGTCTGAGCCAGCTTCATCATCATGCAAACCAATGTCAGCCAATGCACGTTTTGCGCCCCATTCTGCCGCTTCACGCAACATAGATTTCAATTCATCATCGCTGATATTACGAACCGACAAAACAGGAGATTCCATTTTTTTACTCGCTTATAGGCCAATTTTGATTGGAAATCACATCAATAAAAGCATCCATCTTTTTAGCTTTATTAATTGCTGCTTCCAAACGATTGCATTCAGTAACAATTGCCGCCCGATATGTCACAACATCAGCAGGAATTGCTGTTCCACGTTCTGCTTTGCGAATAATCATCCAATCAGTTGTTCCAAGAAGTTTACCAGCGATGTCTTTAATCTGTACAACCCAATTTGATTTCAAGCCTTTTTGTACATATGGAGTGCCAGTTTCAGGTGTAATGGTCACATCTTCCAATGCTTTTGGATTATCTGCACCCCAATAAAAGCGGTCATCATAAGCAACAGGGTCATCAACTTCGGTGATTCCAATTGCCGCACGTTCTTCTTGCGTTGACAAGCGCAACCAGTTGGCAGGATATTGAATTTTTTGAATTTGATAAATTGTCTTTGCCGCTTCTGTGATTGTTTCCACGCCATTAATTAATTCAATGACCGCTGGAACATCAACAGCAATGCTCACTTCGGCAGTGAAAGCGTTATCAGGTGAAAGTGGTTGTCCGTTAAGTAAAAACATGAATTACCTCGCAAGTGAAAGTTTGAATGGATTTTCAGCGAAGCAAGCATAAATGTATGTATTTGCTACATTTAATTCAGTTGTTGGCCGTCTTAATTTAAATCCATTAGAAAGAAAATCTATATCTCCTCCAGCACCAGAAGCATTGCCTTCAGCACTAGATAAATTTGGATATAATTCATATCCAGCAGGATTATAAGTATCTCGACTAGTATCTAATATTTCCCATAAAGCCACTGCTGAAGAAATATTTTTTATTAAAACAAATCTTGGTCTAAACCCACAATACACAAACGGCCCATCGGTTGAATTATTTCCTGCATAGCTACCAAATGCTGAATAGCCAGCTACTGAGGCAAAGCAATAGGCGACATAAGTTCCTGTGCTTTGGTTTGTATTAGTAATTGTTCCAACGCTAAAAACTGATGATGTAGGGGCGGTACTATTCCAAACTGTGGAGTTTAATGTTTGTGCGGCTGTATCATTAAGCAATAAATAATATGCGGCAGAAGTTAGCGAAGAATGATAAACAACCCATCCATCAATCGCATTTCTATGCTTAACAATTATCATCTTAGGTGCAACACCCAACCCATGCCCCACCGTAGCATTCGCACCTGTACCTGTATAAGTCACCACACTAAAACCAGCAGTGGCATTCACGCTTACAGTCGATGTGATAGTACCGCTGGTATTGGATGCAGAAGTTGTTCCTGCTTTCCATTGCCAAGCAACATATGTTGTTCCATTGGCATTCATATTGGCAGATGTGGTTGGGTCAGTGCCCAACGTAAAACCATTGGAACTAAATGCGGTTACCCCTGTTCCTGCTGTGTTTGTTTCTTCTGCAAGAGTAAGGTTTGAATACAGTACTTTATAGTTTCCTCGAACAGAATCAACAAGTCCATTATTTCCTGTGGTACTTCTTGATTTTATCCACACCCAATCAGGTTGGAAAGAAATACTATTTACAGCATTACTAATTGATGCCGTTGCGTTAGTTCCTGTATAGGTAGTAGCCGCCATGTAATTAGCACCATTGCTAATAGTTGGCGTTGGTAAATTTTGCGTGTTTAATGCAACAAAGCCTGTGGGTGGTGTGTAGGTGAATGGGCGTTGACCGAAGTTAGCAACCAATGTTGCAGTATCGGAACTGCTCGTATCTGAAACTGCTGGAATATATGTTGTAGCCGTAATTGAACTAAATGCAGTTCCTTGGCTTGTGTTGTTTTTATAGAAAGTTATTGTGCCGCCATCAAGGTCAAGGGCAATGCCAATAACATCATTTGCAATATAACTTGCGCCATAAGCTGTAGAAGTAGAATTGTTAAATTTAGTTCCACCACTTAGATAACCATACTCAGATGCGTTATTTCCAACAGTTCCAGAATCATTTGTTGTTGGAATAGGCACAACACCAATAGAAACGCCGCCAGCAGGAATGGATGTTGGAGTAATTTCCCAATACCATTTACCAGATAAAATGCCCATAGTTGAAATTGCTCTACCCGCAGTGGATGTGCCTGTTACAACTTGTAAATTTCCATTGGCAAATGTACCGCCACCCGCTATATACAGTGGATTTAGTACACAATAATTCCCTCGTCCATTACCAGTGTCTGCATACAACGTAGGCACATCAAGCATGGAATCATAAGTTACGCCAGCGGTCACGCTGATGTTATTAGGTGTCCAATTGTTGCCGTTGCCAGAATTGTCTTTGCCAATTGTTGTGGCTGTATTACTGCTGTTATCGCTAAAGTTTAAATAAAAACCGTTTGTTCCATATGTACCTGTATATTTAATAGGTTGCCATACACCAGTAGCCGCATTGATTGAGCCAAACGATGATGGTGTTAATTGCAGACCATCAATAAAATTCATTTCGGTCAAATAACCATCAAAATATTGTGATGCGACTGGTGTTGTTGAAATATAATGAATTAAGGCATTATTCCATTGACCTTGATAATTTATAGATGGGTAAGTTGCTGTTGTAAAGTCTGTTACTTGCACTCCATTGATATATATTTTTAATCTATTTGATGCAGTTGCTTGATTTGTATCAACTGCAAACACAATGTGATACCAAGCAGATGGGTCACGATAAACCGCAGTGGTTGCAAGTTGCCAATTAATTGTTCCATTTGTATAATCAAAAGCCGCAAGATTTCCATCTACAAATCTTAAAACTCCATAAGTTCCTGAACCAGTTGAGTTTGTATATGGGCCAAATATATTTTGATTTCCTGTTAAGCCGCCACGTTTTACCCACCCGGACCATGTAAAAGTTGTACGATTTCCAGCACTAGCAGGTGTCCTGTTGAAATAAGCTGTAGCACTTGAACGTGTTCTAACACTACGGCTTATTTGATAACCGCCGCCTTGACCAGATGCGCCAGCAAGAATGTTTGAGCCAATTATGCTCATGAATAGTTCGCCGTAAAGACTGCTTGAATTGCCGTGCTTGTTCTGATTACATAATCAACACGATCAATCGCATTTGCCGCTGTTGATAAAGTTGGCGCTGTGCCATTTGCCCAATCCCAATTTGATCCCCATGCTAAAGTTCGTGAACCTGTTGCATCTTGACTGATAAAAATTGAACCGCTTTGACCAGCAACCGCATTTGTCGGGTTTGCCATTGTTCGGTTACCGCCAAGTGTCACACTGTAATTATTGGACAAGGACAAGTCAGCCGTAATTGTTGCCCCATCCGTCAATGCTGTAATCGTGCCACGCTGACCAGCCGTAAATGTTTGATTTACGTTTGTGAATGCGGCATTTGCACTGTAAGCCTGTACGTTTGTACCAATCACTAAACCAAGCGCAGTTTGTGCCGCCGCTGGACTGCCTGTTAATCCAAGCAAACCTGTGACGTAATCCCACAAAGTGCCAAAGCCAACCCGTGCCACCGCATTGGATGGATTAGGGTACGTGTCGGAAATCGCTGTTCTTGCTGGAGGTGCTACATATGCCATGTCAATATCCTTGTAAAGTTATGTCAGCTTTTGCCCCGCTTACTGCCGTATGAGCCGAATTATATCCAGTTATCGTAGGCGCAAGAGGGTTTGTTTTGTTGGTTTCAAGCGTTACAACACCTAAACCATTGGCTTGCAAAGTAGCCAAAACTGCTTGAATTGATGTAAATGATTTGGTGTAAGTAATTACGCCACCTGTCACTGTCACATTGTTAAGGCTTTCAGTAATCACAGGCGCGTCTACGCTTAACGTCATTGCGTCTATTTCGCCAATCGTGCCAGCACCAATGGTTATTCTGAATTGATAGTAATCGTTTGCCATTGCTAAATTGCCGGGCATTAACGCATATGGCGGCGGCGCACTTCCATAAAACCAATCAGCATCTGGACCATATTTTGAATCTGCATCTGCGCCATAAAACGATTCGCCACCCACGCGCCGATATTCAACCGTTATGTCTTTGCCTAATGTTGTGGTGGACAACGCACCAAGACTACCAACCAATGCGCCACTTATTAAAAGTTCATTTGATGTGTATTGAACAGACGCAACACTTGTTAGGTCATAGAACGAAACAGAATCTAGACCATAAAAGGATTGATCATCTTCACCGTAAAAACTGTCTGTTGTCGTAGCAACAATATTGCCGCCTGAAATACTGCCGCCTGTAATCGTGCCGGGCCATCCTGCGGCGCGAAAATCATAGGTATAAACAATATATTGTGATAAAACACTACCGGGCGTGATTGTTAATGAATTCGCTGTCAATGATTCATTGCCATCTGTATCAGCGGCTTTTATCATTAACGTGATGCGCGTGCTTGGTAAACCTGATACGTTATATGTGGTAGTCGTTATAGCCCCGCTAAACAACGGATTTGCACTGTTCCAATCGTAGTTTGTGCCATATTGAAAGCGTAATTTGTAACCAGCAAGCCTGTAATTTGCAACAGGTGACCATGTAAGAATTGTTCCTGAATTAATAAAAGTTGTGACGCTTCCAATGTAAACAGGACTCCACAACAACACGGTGGATGCTGGTGAAAAAATACTCGCACGAAGTGAATTCCTCATGCGTGAAAAGAAATAATAAGTCCCAACAGGATAACTGGACAAATTAATTGCTGGCAATGCAAAACTGGTTGCATATGGATTGCCGTTTGGTGCAATCGCCGTAGTTCCTGCAAGCGTTAACTGTGATGATGTCGGGTTGGCAACTGAAGCATACCAAAGTTCGGCATATTGCGTCACGCCGTTTGTGCTGGTCGTTATCGTGACATCAAAGCCGGGTTGATACCCTGAAGTGGCAATATTGCTTATTACAGGCGCGGGTAATGTGCCAAAGAATGCAGGGTTAGAAATGCCTGAATTCGGTGCTGGCGTAAATTGCGTAATATTTTTATCATCATAAACTGTTGCATTAAATTCTGACATTGCAAGCGTAGCCATGACAGAACCATCATCTTCAAAGGTTTGAACAACTTGATTGATTCGGAATAACTTTGCTGTCCAGCCATAATTAACATTAGTCAAAGACACAATATCGCCAGCTTCCAATTGCAAACCAGAAAAATTAATCGTTACTTTAATTTGTAAATCTTCACGTGCTGATTCTAAAAACCGATTGGCTAAATATTGTGCGCGTACATCATTGTTAACCAATGGCAAACTGATTATTTGTTTGTTGATTGGTTCGTTTGGATAAAGCAAAGCAGGGTCAACAACCGCTAAATCAAATGTTGCTGTAGAAAAACTATCTTTGTTTGCCCCATCTGGATATTTAACTTCAGCAATGTTGTAACTGCTTGCAATGTCCAGCGGTGAAATAGTAACGCCGCCAATCAAATTACTGTCAGTCAATGCCATTGAAACTGAATAATTTGGCGATTGAATAACTACGCCCCATTTGCTGGTTATCTCGTTGAAACGAATCAAGCAATCACAACAAGCCGCCATCAATTGCAGATTGTTCATTACGTTTAAATTGGTTTCAATCGTGCCGTCATACCTGAATCTTGTTTGAGTTGCCGTAGTAGATGCGTAAGTTGTATATGTAAATGACTCATTGCAATAATTGTTTAATTCCGTCAGGCTTGCAGTATCAATTTGGCTGGTTGTTAATGCCGCGCCATATCTTTCTGAAGTTAAATAATCATACAAACAATCGCCCGGTTTATATCTGGTGTTTGTGATTTGAAATCTAGTTTGTTGCAAGCCAGTAATGCCAGCATTTTGACTGTAAACAAGTTTAACAATTGCAAAAGCACAATTGCTCATTAATTTAGTGCTGTCCCACATATAGGTTAAACCTGTGGACTGCATTACTTGAATGGCGGTTTGGCTAGTGTTTTGACCAGAAGATGAGCCATTGCCATAAAAATAAATGTAAATTTTGCCGCTTACCGATGCATCAGTTAAGCCTGTTGATTCATCATACAAGCCAACAACCATTGTTTTATCTGTTGCATCAAACAAGCATTTTTTTCCTGAATAATAAACATTGCCAAATGTCAATGTGTCAGGCGTTCCACCTGTTTCAGTGTTAGTTACTTCAGAAACAGCAAGTACATAATAAAGCTGTTGGTTGTCGCTGGTTATGCTTACATCTGTAATGATGCCGCCAACATAAGCAGAACCATAAACAATAGGTAATTTATTTGAACCCGCTGGTGGCACTTGTGCGCGACTGCCGGGGTCAGGCGAATTACTGGTTGCACTGTCTGGTTGTTGTGCGTTAAGAATTGCTTTGGTAATGATTGCAGAAGCAACCAAATTGACTGCAAATGCAAATACAGCCGAAGACGCATAGTATTCGACAATAGCTTCCCATAAAATAACAAGCGATGATGGCATTTATTGAACCCAAAATTCTTCTAATTTTGAAAATCCGAATTTGTTAAACTTTAAATCGGGACTGTTTGACATTTTACTAATTAAAAAATTTTCAATTCGATTTTGGGATTTTAATTCTTGCCCTTTTTTTTGATATGCCTTTAACAATCTGTATCCTGCTGTTCCACCTCGATGTTCAGGCTGTACCCAATATGCCATTTCAGTCATTAGATATTTAGACAATTGCCATTGACTTGGGCTGATTATTGCCATAAGCATACCAATCGGTTCGGCTTCTTCTGCAATCAAAATAAGGCCTCTGCCAGACATTAATTCAATCAAAAGTTTTGTGATGTATTCGGCATCATCTACATCACGCAAAAAATCCAATGGTGTTGCAATACGATATGCACGCAACATATCCAGCAATGCTGGAATATCAAATTTGTTGGCTTCACGAACTAGCGGGTGCATCTTGACCAAACTGAAATGTTAATGTTTCAATTACAGAAACTCTGTTCATGCTGGTGTCTGTTGGGTTGTAAAACTGCCAACTGTTATTGTTTGTGTATCGACCAGCTAAACGGTTTGCCAAAATTAATTGAATAGCTGATGCTGACAAATTAACAATTCCAACAAAACTTCTTGCCTCTTCCATCCATTGTTCTGTAATAGAAAATGAACTGACATAACCGCTAAAAAATTGATACAAACCTCCTGTGCCGCCTGTAGTCAATAAAACATTATTTTCATCAAAGAACCCATGCCACATTTGAATATATGAACCTTTGATTGCATTACTTAAAATATAGCCGAGCAATGCAGTATCAACACCAACCAATGTAATAGATGTTTCGTTTGCTGTACTTTTAATATCACGTTGTGCGCTACCAATTTTCATCAATACGCCAACACCATTAAAAGGTTCAGAATCTATTGCTGGAATTGTCATTGCCACAGGTGCAGTTGAAAATCTGTAAATCGTTGTGCCGTTATCAATCCGCACAAAATCAGCAAGCCGAATTGTGTTTGTGTTTGATACTGGTGGAATCGTATTCACAAAACAACCTCAATAGCTTTAAATTCGCCAGCCCAATTAATGAAACTGTCGTTGGTTATTGGAACAAGTGAATACGTTGGGTAATCTGTCACCATTACAGGGAAAGTAATCCCCGTATATGTTGAGCCGCCCAAACTTGTTGTTGTGCCGTACTGACCGATTACAGCCCCGATAGGGCTTGTTAAAGTGGTAAGGCAAGTCCTATGCACTGGAATGTTCACCGTACTGCCTGAACCCCTTACAACGTCTGCGGTTGCAATGTAGGAATATCGGTCAATTTGGCAAAAGTCACCTGTCTTTACAATATAAGAACCAGCGGATATTGATGGCAAGTTACCTAATACCAATGTTTTATTTGCACTTGCAATCTGCCATTGACAAGCTAACACTTGTGCGCTGGACATATTGCCTTGATAAGCAATGTAATTAAGCCAACCAGTTGATGCAAAATTTAAATATTGCTCAATGTCTTTATCTGCCGTGCGTAATGCGCTAAGTACAGCGCGATTCAAACTGTATTGCAAATAATTCATAGGGTGTATTGCAAAACCAAATGGCTGTACACCAATAATTTCAGATACGCTGATGCGTTGGTTTCGACTCATCATCTGACCAACAAAACGATGATCATTAATGCTTATAGATTCAGCAACCGAAAGAATTGTTTGCAAACTCATGAATTACCTCGATGCTGGCATTGATCTGGACATACTTTGATTTGCCGCCCAAATTGATTGTTTATTCTTTGCCAAGAATTGCATACTTGATTGCGTATCAATGGCACTCATGTTTGCAATATATGGACCGTTGTAATTTACAGTTTGACCGCCGCCGCCTGATGCAGATGAAAGTTGATTGTTTGGAATGATTGTGCCAGCGGAACGTGGAACAAACAATTCTGGCCCACGTTCACCAACCCAAGAAACTTCGTTTGAAGCCATTGAACCGCCTTCAGCATGATTGCCGACTTGGCCGGGCGTGCCACCTCCATATGCTTCAGCACCGCCCAGACTGACACTGCCAAAACCCGTAAAGCCAAATATTCGCAATGCCATTAGGATTGCTTGCATGGCTTGAAATTTTAAAATCATTGCCATTGTGTCTAAAATTATGCTTCTTGCAAAACTTTTAAAACTAAATTGACCTGTTCGAGCAAAATTATCAATTGCGCTATTCATATTGCCAATAGCTGATGTAAACACATCCGAACCAAGACGACTGTAATTTTCAGCATCAAGAACATATTGTCTCATTGCTGATGACCAACCCTCTGTGAATGATTGGCGGCGCATTTCTTCTTCTTCTGCTAGTCGTCTTCTGCCTTCTAACAAAACTTGTTCATTGTTAATTAATTCTTGTATTCGTTGATTTTCAGCTTCATACAATGGACCAACACCCATTGAACGCAATGCTTCAACTTGTTGATTCATTAATTCTGAAATTTTTCGTTCTGTTGCAAGTGTATCTTGTGCGGCTTTATATACAATATCTCGCATATTATATTTTTCAGATTCAAGGCTTAAACTTCTTACATCATAGCCATACATTAAATCTTGATAATCTGCCGCCCTTTTAATCGCATCCACTTGCTCTTGATATTGCTTTGTAACATTAGCGTTTGCTTGTTGATATGTTTGCATTGCTCGCGTTCTATCATCTTCTGCTTTGCTAATAATACCTACACGATCAGTTACTGAAAGATTTGCTTTTTGTAAATCTTCAATTTGTTGCCGATCGATTTTTACGATTTCTTTTTTTAATTGCAATGCGTTATTTGTTGTGTCAACTTGCAATTTATCCATGCCTATTGAAGCAAGTTGATAATCACTAATTTCCTTATCAATATCAAGCAACAATTGCCGTGTATGTGATTGTTCAACATATATGTCAAATGCTTTTTT